TATCTTTGGTTGCATTCAGGATTTCCTGACGGATAGAGCCGGCTCGCACCTCAAATTCAGCCTGACTCAACTTCTGATTTAGCTTGTTCTGCGTGTCTGTCTCAAGACTCTTCACCGACTGCCTAATATTTTCAGCAGTCACATTGAGTGAGCTGATATCGGCTTTAGTTCTAAGGCCTTCAGTCAGACGATTCACACCAGCTTCGAGCGAGTTGGCTCGTTGTTTGAAGGTCGATTCTACTGTTGAAATCTGACCTTCTATATCTTCAGGAGCTTCTGAATAAGAAGTATCTACATCGCTTATTTCAAACTTCGGCATCCAAATCCAAACGGCTCCTTCTTGGTTGAAATTGAACAACCATTCATTTGTGGTCTGCTTGGATTCGTTTGTCCAACCTTTTGGAATATGGACAACATATCGTTTAATTTCTGTCGACAATGTCACATTTCCAGTTTTATATCCGATATTCCCTAATCGAGATCTTAGCATTATTCCATTTTTATTTGCCTTAGCATAAAAACTAATGGTTACATCTTGATTAGTCGTACTTCCGGGAATTACTTTCCCGAATTGACCCAGAGCTGGATAAGTAACCTTGGGATTACCTCCATCACGACCAGATGGATTCAGACCTATAATTTTAAGAGCCTTGTGTCCAAGATACTTACTTTCGCTATCGATAGCAGCCGTATATGTACTCGTTGTCCAAATTCCTGTTTTTGAAATATCCTGCTTGAATAGTGAGTTAAAGAATAGATTTCGACCGGATGCCTGCACACTCGCTATCTTACTAGAGAGCTCCTCAGCTGTCTGCGTGAGTTCTGACTTGTTGGCTTTATCCTTGGTTGCGTTCAGGATTTCCTGACGGATAGAGCCGGCTCGCACCTCAAATTCAGCCTGACTCAACTTCTGATTTAGCTTGTTCTGCGTGTCTGTCTCAAGGCTCTTCACAGATTGCCGGATATTTTCAGCAGTCACATTGAGTGAGCTGATATCGGCTTTAGTTCTAAGCCCTTCAGTCAGACGGCTTACACCAGCTTCGAGTGAATTAGCACGCTGCTTAAAGTTGGATTCGACTACTGAGACACGGTCTTCTTGGTCTTCATACGCTGGTTGATAGGCTGGAAAATAATTACCAACCGATAACATAGCGTTCTCAATGACAACCTGCAGACCAGCAGGAAATCCATAATTAGTACCAAAACGAATGAACACATTATTAGTCTGATAGTCCTCAGAAGAACTAGACAAGTCAATCGTAAACTCAAAATGTTGGCGTTCGACAGTTCCACCTTTAAAAATTAAGTTTCTGTAGGCATACCATGGATGAGCACTAAAATGCACCATAGCAGGCATGTCATTTACTAGGGCGACAGGGAAAGTCACATCAAAAGATATGCGAACATAATCACGCTTGAACCTGTCACTGTTCTTCCAGAAATCAGGAACTATGAATGTTCGATAGTCGTATACCGCTTGACCTCCTGTTGTGAACGTTCTTGAACGTGAATTCCTGAAGTAATTCCGTGAACTACCTGCCTGCACACTCGCAATCCGACTAGCCAGCTCCTCAGCTGTTTGCGTGAGTTCTGACTTGCTGGCTTTACCATTGGCCAAGTTGGTCAGTTCTGACAGTCTACGAGTCGTCGTCTCCTCATACGTCGCTTGCGCTGACTTCACGCCAGCCAGTTCATTTTTAGTCCGGCTAAGTGCTTCAACTTGCTTGGCAATCTCAGTTTCAGCCTGTGCTTGCTTCGGTCGAATATCATTCGCGATAGTTCGTTTCAGAACGTCCAAGTCACCCGACAGAGCCGTTTGTGCGCTCGTAGTCTGCGACTTAAACGCTTCAAGTCTAGCAACAGAATCCAGCTCAATCCGCTTAGCTTCCTGTGCAAGCAGGGTACTTGCGCCATCCAGTTCATTTTTAGTCCGGCTAAGTGCTTCAACTTGCTTGGCAATCTCAACTTCAACCTGTGCTTGCTTCGGTCGAATATCATTCGCGATAGTCCGTTTCAAAGCGTCCAAGTCACCCGACAGAGCCGTTTGTGCGCTCGTAGTCTGCGACTTAAACGCTTCAAGTCTAGCAACAGAATCCAGCCCAATCCGCTTGGATTCCTGAGCAAGAGAACTACTTGCGCCAGCATTTCGCAAAGCTTCCTCAGCCTTGCGCTTAGCTTCTTTCAATGGCCCGTTGTCAAAGCTATTAAAGCGCTGATTGATAGTGTCAGACAGTTCTTGCTTGACTTCTTCCGCTTTGGCCTTGGCAAGTTCGATGGCATCCGTGATGGTTTTCTCACGCTTGGAAAATTCAGCGTCAAAGGCACGGTCAGCGTTGGCGATTTCCTTTTTCAAACGTTCTTCAAAAATCTGATGCAGATTTCGGCTTTCATTCAAAACGGCATCATTTACAATCCCACCGATCGCATTTGCAAGACTGGACTGGAAGGTTCCAAAACCTATTGATTTTAGGAGTTTTGCCATTGGCGAATAGGTATATTTGGTGATTTTCTTACGAACATCAAGACCGTACCACTCATGGTAGAAACTGACCACATCAAACATCTGCACCGCAACATCACTCTGACCGACAACCGAGATTTCAAGGTTATCTTCTAGCATGTCGCACATACTTGTCCGAAAATACTGCTTACCGTATTCAATCAAGCTAGCCTCATCTGTCACGTCTTGGTCATTGACTTCCACCACATCTTCGTAGATTTGGCTGTAGTTCCCAAGTAAGGGGCTGTCAATCACCACCATATAATCATGGTCAACCGCATTTTCTCCCTCGCCCTTAACAGTCGTTTTAAAGGTTATCCGAGTTTTTAAAGACTTCGTTGAGGTCTTATGCTGGTAGCTGGACAAGTTTTTCTTGTACATAAAAAGCGATTCATTTTCAGAACCGCCATTCTTCAACAAGCGTAAATTGTAGCCGTTTCGCACCATATCTCCGCCCCACTGACCAAGGATAGAATGCTTGCCTTTGGCCAAGACCTCCATGGCATTCTTATCCTTGATATTGAGCGTATGCCTATCATCAATATCAGAGAAGAAAGAAAAAGGATTGGCTCTGGTAATACTACCAGCAAAAGCACTCAACACCCTTGTCCCACTGACACGGTCAACCTCGATAGAGCTAACGATGTAATTATTTAACAAACTGATAACCTGATTGGCATAGACTTGAATATATCCTTGTTGCTTTTCAACCTCAAAAATATAAAAATCCTGCTCACCATGCAGGTCATCTGCAGTCAGAAAAGTTTCCTCTTTCAGTAATTCCCACTTGGTATCCGATGTAGGAAAACGAAAGGTCAGTTGATAGGTATTGTTCCCCAAATGGACAATTTCATCATTGTAGGCCTCATTTAAAGGTGTATTGCCTTCAGTAAGATAAATCATAAGATATACCTCCAATTCGGCCGAACCGTGACCTTGCGAACCGAACCAGTAAAGACCAGACTGTTATTACCAACTGCCAACTCAAAGAAGCCTCCACGTTTACGTAAAGTATTTTGAACCGCGCCATCTGCATTATAGATATTCTGTTTCTTATGCCTACAATCAATGGTCACTTTTCGTCTAACGGTCAAGTGCATAGTTGTCCTTCCGATAGTCAAAGAAATATCACCGTCTCCCTCAATCTCAATCACAGGCTCGCTATAGACAGAGCCTGGATTGTTGATATTTCCACTTGCGGTAAAGATAAGAGGAGCAACATTTTTCTGATAACGGAACGGTTGCATGTTCAACTTGATTTCTAGTTTCCAGGCATGCATCCCATGAGGGCTATAGGTTGCACCAATAAAATCCGCATAAAATACAGACCCCAACTGGTAGCTAAACTCTAGCACATTGTCCTTAGGCTGAAATTTCTCCACGATAGTAGAAACATCCAGTAACTTAGGAATATAGAACGAAAAAGTCCGTTCATAACTCTCATAGCCACCATCCAGCACTCGATAACTTCCGTTGGCTCCGTAGAGGTTAGCATCTTCAACCACCCTAGGTTTAGCTGCCTCCACCTGACCAAAATCCGTCACCACGCAGTGAGGGATAGTTGATGTATTAAACCCATTGATAATCATATAAAACATTACATTCCCTCCCTAGCATAAATCGCACCTTGACGTTGGTAGACGCTCATTGAAATTTTATCAGCGTCTAGGTAAGTATCTGACGGCTTTTCAAGGATAGCAGTAAGGATTTTCTCCATACTTGCTCTCAGAATCGCTATCTCAGACACGGTTTGACTGTCTTTCGCCTCGATTTGAGCGCTTGGCATGGCCAAACTTGCTTCAATATTTTTGGCAATAGTCGGTGTTCCACTCAAGCCAAAATCATCGTTTGAAAATGCGTTTGAAATTTCGCCAGCCATTCCACTGACAGATTTCTTAACATCTTTGAAACGGTCCTGCAACCCTCTATCCAAACCTTGCATAATCGCATTACCAGCAGGAATCAAGAGCTTGCGGTCATACTCAATCGGACCTTTGTGGTCACGAATCCAGCTAGCAATACCACCAACGAAGTCAGTTACTGCTCCCCAAGCAGACTTCAAACCGCCTAGGAATCCATCAAGGATAGCCTTACCTGCTGACCATAGGTCAATGTTTCGAATGCCATCAAAGATACTCGTAACATTACTTACAAGGTCACGAACACCTTGTTTCATGCTTTCCCATGCATTTTTAGCTCCTTGGACAAGTCCGTCAATCAGACCTAAGACGGTTGATTTCAACCCTTCCCAAGCACTGCTTGCTACAGATTTGATTGTATTCCAGATATTAGATAATATCTGAGCAAAACTATCAAAGATAGCTTTACCTGCAGCAGACAACCCTTTCCAAATTGTACTAAGAGTGGTAGAAAAGTTTTCAAAAATAGCAATACCATAACCTACGATAACATCCACGACTCCAGAGAAGTATGTTTTAATCCCTTCCCAAATCATAGAGATACTATTTTTAATCCCTTTCCAGATTAGAGAAAGATCAGCCCCCAGCTGGTTAAAGTTCCCTGTCACAAGGTTGATGATGATGAGAATAGCACCCAAGAAAATAGACTTGATGAATCCCCAAACGCCTTGGAAAATCATCTTAATCCCTTCCCAAATTTGGGTAAGACCATCTGAAATATTGTTCCAAATATTCATGAATCCATCAATGAACGGTTGAACAATAGCCATCACTGCTGTTGTGATAGCTGTCCATGCCACAGATGCAGCTTCTTGAATCCTTACCCACAAGTCAGAAAAGAATGTTACAACAGCATTCCAGGCTGTAACAACTCCATCCCACAATGTGCTAGCACCTTCAAAGATGCCAGACCAAAGGTTTACAAAGAAATCAGCAATCCCCTGCCAAGCCTGTTTGATCCAAGCTACAAAAGATGACCAGATTTGTCTACCTGTTTCAGTTTGAGTGAAGAAATAAACCAAACCTGCAGTTAGTCCTGCAATCGCTGCGATGGCAATTCCAATAGGATTGGCACTCATTACAGTAAATAGACCCGTGACTGCTGTTTTAATTGTCGTTAAGACAGCAGGTATTCCAGATAGCAATCCCGAGACTGTCGAAAATGCTTTAAACGCTAAAAATGCAGAACCAAGAGCGGTAACGATACTACCCATGATACTTCCTAGACCTTCACCAAAGATTCCACTGAAAACACCCTTTATCCCTCCCAAAATAAGGATAGGAATTTGTTTCAGAATATTTCCAATCATTGGAATTAGGTTTCCGAAAAGAAATGTTGATGTCGTTTCCATCAAAGCTTGTAGTGCAGGTTGAATATCTTCACCTAAAGACAACTTTCCAAGCACATTCTGAGCAGCTGATTTCATCGATTCAAATGAACCTGTAAATGTAGTTGCTGCCTCTCTAGCTGTCGTACCAGTGATGTCCAAATTCTCTTGTATAGTGTGAATGGCGCTATAAACGTCTGATAGATTATTGATGTCATATTTAACACCTGTCAATTTTTCAGCATCCGCCAAAAGTCGTTGCATTTCTTGCTTCGTACCACCATAACCCAATTTAAGGTTGTCTAGCATCGTATAATTTTGCTTGGCAAAACCTTGATAAGCCAGTTGAATACTTTCCATAGATGTCCCCATCTTATTGGCATTATCCGACATATCAATCATGGCCATGTTAGCTGTTTCTGCTGCTTTATCTGTATCTCCACCAAGAGATTGTAGCAAGCTTGCTGAGAAACCTGTAACATTTTCCATATAGGCATTGGCTGAGAGACTTGTTGTCTTGTAAGCCTCGTTCGCAAATCCTTTGACCTTATCAGCTGAGTCTTTAAATAAGGTTTCAACCCCTCCAAGAGATTGTTGAAGTGCTGCCCCTTCGTTTATCGATGCTCCGATTGCTTTACCAATTCCAGCTGCAGCAATAACTCCTGAAACAGCCCCCATCATTTTAGATCCGAGGGATTCGCCTGCGCTAACGCCAGCTGAGGCAACTTCACCACCCATTTCCTTTTGAATCATGCCACTAATGCCTTTAGCAGATGGAATAATTTGTACATAGGCTTTTCCTAATTCGGTCGCCACTAATCCTCACCTCCTGTTTTTGCAAGCAAAGCCTTGCGATAGTTTTCAAAGTCCTCACCAGATTCAAAGACGAGATAATCCCTTTCATCTCCCTCTTCTTTGTTATTCTTTGTAAGTAATTCAGCAATTGATGCAGGACGATTAACACCCTTTTGCCCATCTTTTGTTTTCAACCACAAAGAAAGAGACAGTCTGTCTACGATACTTGCAAGTAACGTCGTTTCAAGAGGGACGATTTGGTCAGACATCATCTGCTTTATCCGCGAATCATCACGCAACCCATACGCAAAAACAGCCACCTGATTTAAAGGTAGCTGTTTATAGTCGTATATTTGGTAGGTTTCCGCTAAATCACAGATAAGAGCATCCTCGTCTAAGGCAATCATCTGAGCAAGGACTAAGATTTTTTTAGGTCTTTGTTGGACTCAAAGATACTCTTGATATCTGCGAACAGTACCTCAGTATCGATGAAGTCGTCTCCATCATCTAAATGAGATAAAAACTCTTCCGCTTGTTTTTTACCAAAGAGAAGATTCAGCAATTTTTCAGCAGCTTCAAAATCCCCCTTCTCCATTTTGGAAGCTTCGCGCATGAGATAAAAGTTTCTCAATCGTTTTTTAGGGATTTTGTACTCAAACCCTGACTCTGTTTTTCCTTTTAAGATTTCTTCCATTTATTTTACGCTCCTTGAATGTATTCGTAGTGAGTGTTTTCACTGTTGTCTGGTAATGCAGTGATCGTCAATTCATAGCCGATAGGTTCGCCGTCTTTATAGCTGATTTCGCCAATTTCGCTAACCTTACCACGAGGAATGACAACGCGTTTCACATAGCCATTTTTCAGCAAAGTATCAATAACCAAGCAATGTTCTGGCAACTCTTTACCGTTGGCTTTTACAGTGATACCTGTTTCAAGCGTTCCTGAGACGTTATCTGGTCCATAGACTTCTTTCAAGACTTCAATGTTCAGACCTTCAATTAATTTGTATTTGAAGGTATCTTTCTTTTCAGTTTGAGAAGACAAGACTGTTTGTCCACCCCACGCTTTGATTGCTTTACTTTCTGGCGAGTTCGCATTGGTCAATCCATCATCTGAAATGTACCCTAGCGTTTCAAATGCTGCGTCCAAATCTGTTTTGGCATTCGTTGGAAGAGTTGTTCCAGCTGGAGCAGTAGAAACTGCCCCTCCAATTTTCGGCTTAGCAGCCGTTACATTTGATGCTGATGCAGTCGTCATATTCTTTCCTCCTGTTGATTCTGTATTTTGTCTTCTTGCTTCTGTCGTCAAAACTACACCTCCTTTTTAAAAATAATTGATGTCATATACCGCTTGATAGCGATATTGCTTCGTTTCTGTGTCTGTAAAGTTGTAGTCACTATTGTGATGCACACCGCTGACTTCATTAACCGTGATGAGATTCTCAACCACTTTTTTGACTTTCTCATTCAGCTCAGCAGCCTTTTGAAGTGATGGTGCATAACTTTGAAAAGCGAATGTAGCGGAATGAACGTAGTCACTTCCACCACTTCCTGTCTTTTCTAAAATGACATAACTCTCAGGCATATTCGGTTTATGTTCAAAAAAAGACGGAACCTCTAACTGTCCGTCCAAAAATTTCTTTATAACTAATTCGATCATCTCATAGCCTTCAGTAAAATATTGTGTTTTTTATTTCTAGCCATGCTCTTGATATCAGTTGTACTAATCTTCGCATTGGCACGCTTCTGACCTGGCGATACGGTCAATTCAAACCCCTCGCCAGCTCTTTCAGCAATCCCTTGCCCTTTCTCCCTCAAAATACCCTGCATTTCGGAAGAACGTAGCAAGGCAGACACCCCAGCCGAGTTCAATTGAAATTTCATATTACTCATAAACTTCAACCATGACCTTTCTATTCCAAGATAATGGAATCATTGACTCAATCCCCTCTTGAGGGATGCCAATCGTCCGCCATTTACGACCAAAAAACTTGACCTCACGGTTCTCCCACTTATTAGTATCCCCTTTAGGAATACCGAGTGTATATTCCGCCTTCTTCCCAGTCAAGTTCATTTGATTGATGACGTCCTCTGATGAAGTTGGGGCAACCAATACATTTTGAACCTCAATCTCAACATCACGATGAATTGGATGACCGAAATCGTCATTACCAATTTCCACCTTGTCCACTAAAATGACAGGGATTCCTTTTAGGTAGGTCATAAATCTCAATCGCTCCATATCGTTGTTTTTTCTTCAAACCAAGCCTTTTAAGTTCGGTATCTTTGATAAAGAGACCCCCTCCAGGCACAAGGTAAGAACCACTAAACGAATAACCCAAGGCACTTTCAGAAACCTGAGTCATCGGTTCATGGTCTGTTGAGGTCATGAGGGTTCGTGCTACGATATCAACCGTGACAGACTTAGCAACACTAGCGAATGACACGCTCTCAGCTACCATATCATCAAGGTCTTTACCGACTTTTTCAGCCTCCACTCGCAAAGAATTAGATACAACTTCCAACAGAGCCTCAGCCCTTGCACGCTCATCAAATTTCAACGAGCGCCACAACAATTCCAAGTCTTCAATCTTTGCAAAATTTCCCATAGCTTAACCCTTGTTTTCCTCGTACAAGGCTACCAAATCGGATTTTTTTGAACTCTTATCGTAATCAATGCCTAATTCATCCAAACTAGACTTCAATTCCGCTACGGTCAAATCCGCTCCGCTTGGTGCCGTATCTTCCACAGGCACCCAATCTCCGCCAAGAATGCTCTCAGCAGAGATAATCACGCCCGTTTTTGTATCACGGTATAAAGCCATAAAACTTACGCTTTCACACGCGCAAAGGCATCTTCATCAAGGATACCCCAGCCAATAAAGGCTTCCGCACGCAAACAGATTTCATTGTAGGCTTTAAGGTCACGACCAGCACCGTCTGGATCACCGTATTCAATGATTTCCATTGGAATATTTTCAGCATAACCCCACTTGAAGCGGTTTTGGAAATCCCCTACAATGACGTGGTCTGTTTCAGCACTTCCACCAGTGACAGTAAGGTTCTTGTTGATATCTGATTTCATTCCATAGAACGAGTCTGGATTTTGACCAAAACGGAACTCAGGATATTGAACAACTCCGTTGACCTTAATTTTAGCCAAGTTTTGACCTGCAGTTGGTGACAAGGCAATACCTGTTACTTCACCACCTTTGGCAACAATTTGTTGAACCGCTGCGTCAATATTGTCATCGATATGATCCTCAGCATAGTTGACAATGTTACCTGTAATCAAGCCGTCAAATGAGTTGGTTGCACGGAAAGAGGCATCCGTCATTGTTTTTGGTTCCAAACCATGAAGAGCAGCAAGGTCAAAGGCTTCTGCAATCTTCTTAGCAAAACCGTCCATATATGCTGACAAGAAGTTCATTTGTTTTTCTTCTGAAGCATATTTGAACTCATCTGTGATACGAGCCTGATAAACAAATTTAAGCGGTTTGATAACTTTTGAAGTCAATTTCGCTTTATTTCCAAATTTTTGTTCGCCCTCACCAACGATTTGAGCATTTCCTTCAAGGTTGAAGATAAATTGCTCCACTCCATTGAATGGAATTGGGGTTTGTGCTGACAATTTAGCCAGTACAGATTTCCCCTGCACCTTACTAATCAATTGCTTTACTACTTCTGGTTTAAAAAGTGTTCCAGTTTTCATTGCATTATCTGCCATAATTTCTATTCTCCTTTTGGTTGTAATTCACGAAGCATCTGCTTCATTTGCATCGTTTTGTCATCACCGATAGCAGGCTCCGTATCTCTTAGCGGTGCTTGAGGTGTAGCTGGACGCATAAAGCCAGCTAGACGCTCAGCGTCAGCCCTCAATGCCTCTTCGTCAACACCTTGAAGACGGTCAGCTAAGTCATAAGGCAAGCCATTTTGTAAAGCGATACGAGTCCGCAAGTTAGCAGTTTCATAATTGCTCACTTGCCCCTGCAATTCAGTGATTTGAGCATCTAATCCTGCTCTAGTTTGCTTGTCATCTTCAACAGTAGACTTCAAAGCACTGTTTTCAGATTCTAGTTCTGAAACACGTTTCTTGAGTTCATCATAATCACTGAATTTTTCACGCTCACGTCTGATACGTTCCTTCACGATGTTATCGAGCTCTTCCTGTGTTTCAATCGTTTTAAATTCAGACATCTTCATGTCTCCTTTCTCCTGCTTTCCCGGCAGTTCGGTAATTTTTAGGCATCAAAAAAAGCAGTCTCTCAACCGCTCCTCTTAATAACTGATTTTTTGCTTTTTCTTAGGCTTAGTTGTCATACAAGCCCAATGCGCAAGCAAGGCGCTATCCATCAAAGAAATATCCATATCCGCAAAATGCGAGCGATAGCCAAACCCACCGTTTGAACCGATGTTCCGCTTCTCACAGTTGGTTGTAATTTTCTTCAAAGACGGTTGACCAGCATGGCACAAGGTCTTTTGATAAATCCCCTGTTCCCACATCGAGTTAGCCACGATGATTTCCTTGACCGTAGGCAATATCACGCTCTTCATGCGTTCCTTCTTCAACTCTTCATCAAGGATTTTCTGACCACTTGCTCCATCGACTACGATAGTAGCCACATCGGCACGCTTGACAAAATCCAAGATCCAGTCATTCCCGTTACGGACTGACTGACAGTCAATTGTCTCAACGAAAATCCGTTCATCTACAGTACGAACAGCAATACTTAATGCCACGTTTGCGCCATCTTGACCATATTTGACTCCGACAAACAACTTACCTGATAAATCAGGCATAGAGTCAACACACAACTCATTCCATTCCGTTTCCGAAATAGCAGATTTCTGGTTGTATTCAGGCCAATAACCCAAACGCTGAACATTATGGTCTAGCTTATCATCACCAAGCTCAGCTTCTATCTTCCGCTCATTCAAATGGTAACCCATAGAGGGATTGGAATTATACCAGGCATCGACATCATCGATTTCTTTTTCCTCAGAAACCGACCATTCTGCCCAACCTGAGTATTTTCCTTTCCCAAATAGGCAATTCTTACGGTAATTTGTGAATACCGTCCCATTTGAAACAGGTGTAGGTGGTGTCCCACACATGATTGTGATTGGATTGCTACTATCCGTTACCGTATATTTCAAAGCCGATTCCTGCTCAGTCGTATATTCCTGAGCCTCATCGATAACGAGAAGGTCAAAACCTTCCCCCAAACCACCATTGGATGTTCTGGTACGAAATTGTACAATCCCACCGCCGTCAAACAGTTCAATCCGCTCTTGTCCCTTGGCTCGTATAGAGCTAAAGTCCTCACCGTCCACATATCCCATTTTTTCAAGGTAACGTTTCACCTTTTCAAAAGAGGAATGAGAGGTGGATATTCTATGAGCCGTGTGTAGGATGTTTAGTCCATTATGCAGGCCCCAAAGTTCAAAAAGATACAAGAGTTCGGACTTCCCATTACGACGAGGAATAGAGTAGCCAAATTTTTGATGCACCCACAAACCATTCTTGTCAACCGCCATGATAGAGGTCAACAAGTTGACTTGCCAAGCGTAGCAAGAAAGACCCGTCCGCTCGTAGATTTCTACCGCTTCTTTCGCCTTAGAATTTTTCTTGACGTACTTTAAAATTACCGATTGAGTAGGATTCTGATTGCCAAGTTTCTTTCTAGCCATCCACTGCTCCTTTCAATCGTACCGCATGATAACCCTATCGCTGGGATGATTTAATTGATTACGTTTAAAATATAGTTTTTAGCAACATCTAGCATTCCCAATGCCTGCAAACTACTATCCCAGCTATAGCCAAGATTTATCTCACCATCTTTATCCAAAGAAACTACCAACACCGAAGTGTAGTCATGACTAGCCTCAAGATTTTCCTCCAAAATTTCTTTCACGGAAGCACCGCGCTCCAGACTAGACTTTTTCTCTAAAAAATAAATCGTGTTTCCCATTGTTACTCCTTTCTAAGCATAAGAAAAGCACCCTTGCGAGTGCTCTAACATATTATTTTCTATCTGAAAAGAAATCTTCCCAAAATGGATTTTCTTTATCAAAGATTTCAATCTCCTCAGAAGTCATGTTTTGAGGATAATCTTCAAAAAGGTTATAGAACTTCTTTCTATCAAATGTGATAAGCATCAATCCTTTGGCATACCATGAAGTATCAACCCACCAAGTTTTATCATCATCGTTTTCCTTGTAACAATACTCTGACCAATTCACTTCTTCGTAATCACTTTTCATGTCCTGTAATACCTTTCATTTGTTTAGATTCAGCTGTGTTAAGGAAACTCAATATGTTATGAAATTCAGGGTTGTCTTTTAATGAATTTGCATCAATAAGATAGCTATCTACATCATATTTATGTCCCCTTACAGCATGAGATTTCTTAGCCTTAAATCTTTTTTTCAAAACAGTGTCATCAAATGGCTTAAACCCATTTACAAATTTTGATTGAAGCTCCAAATATTCAACTAGATTATCATTTTTCCTAATGATTGCAGCATGTCTACCTGTTGCCAAATAGTATTCTTTGCCATTTTCTGCCTTTTCCAACAATTCTTTGACCGCTTTGAAGTCATTTGTGTTTTTGGCTACATGCATCTTAACACCTGGAAGGCTTCCAATCATATTGATTTTATCAATACTACCAAAAAAAACGCAACTCTTTCCACCTCTAAAATCTAGAACTGTATATCCCGCTTTATTTCCTATGTAAGCAAATGCTAAGGATGAACAAGACCCTTTCGTCTTATCTCCACCACTAATCGCTTGAATAATTTCTTCTTCGGTTAATTTTTTAAGGCTTTTCGTTATAGGGTTTGAAGTTATACCTATTTGAAGAGCAAGCTTTCTAACCTGACTGACTTCAGATTGTATTCCGATGTTCTTTCTTGCTTCTATTTTATCACTTTTATCACTTTTACTCCACGCCTTACTCCAAACATTTTGGACCTTTCCACTTTTAGGATCATAATCAACAGTGCATCTACAACGTTGATGTCTTCGATAAATATCCTTTGGAACTCTTGGGTATTTGTAAGTACCTTGAACCTCCTGACACCATTCACAACAGTGATAAGCTGATTTTCTTACAATCTCAGGTTGCAATCCAGATTTATGTTGAAACTCCGCATTTTTCTGGATGCTATCATCAATTATTGATTGAGTAAAATTCACAACAGGTTCTTCTAATAGCCAACGAACATCATCAAAACTTTCCTCACTGGCTAAACGATTAACCAGACCATCAATTCGGTCTTGATTCAATTCAGGAACCTGAGCAGTTAACCCAATTTTAGCCTCAGAGTTCAAATTCTTCTGAACTTGCTCAGTATAATCACTCACAAGCTCGTAATTTCGCCCCAGAACGTCCGTCAGCACACGTTGAGCGATATTGTAATACATTTTACCGTCTGGTAGCGTTTCGTTCGTTAGAGAGGCTCCCAGAGCCTTAGAAAGTATCTCCCCAATTTCAATAGCATATTGATTAGCGTCCAAATAACTTGCCTTGCCATGTTGTAGTTTAGACAGCAAGTCTTTCAAGACCTCGCTGTCTAGCCTAGCACCTTCAAACTCAGACTTGATTTTCTTGAGCAGGCTCGGAACGATATCCTCCACCATCTGTTCCCTCCTTCACGACTGGAGCAGGCTTGTCTGACCCTTTAATTCCAGTCAAGTCACGGATGGTTTCAGCATCCATATAGCCAGGCACCGCTTGATTCAGTTTGATAACACCATCACCAATCAAGGTCAACATATTAGCGTCTGCCTCAAACAAAGGCTCCCACTTCACGACCGTTTTATTGAACTGTTTCCTCAAATACGGAAACTCATCTCGTAAACAAGTAGCGACATAGGCCACATTCAGCAAACCAGAGCCCAGAGAGCGCTGAGCCTTCCGACCAGCTAACCGCAAGTTCTCATGACTAGCCTTGATAGCTTCAACAGATGACGGATTGTCAGAAACAAAACCAAGATCATCCAAGGTCAAACCCATCTCCCCAGCAAAACCAGCGGCTGCAGTCCGTAACTGCTCAGTAAAAGGAGACATGCTGGATGTGGTGAATTGCCCCACATTCGGCTTGTCCCCTTCATCATCTTTGGTAAAAGTCAGCAAGCTAGATACAGTTGCTTTCCAAATATCAATCGCCTCAGCGTCTTGACTCAATCCCAACACATACTTTTGAGGGAATGAATAAAACTCAGCAGTCACATCTGAACGCTCAAGCGTTCGTTTAGCATATCTCTGATAGTACATCCCAGCCCGAGTAATTCGTGACCGACCAAACGGACGAACCGCATCAGGTCTATGAATGACTGGTACCAACAAAGGAACACCCGTTGAATTTCCGATTGCAAACGGCTTTCCATCTTTAGGATAGAACCAAGTCACATCACTAGTAAAATAAGCCTCAAGCACGGCATAACCATTGTCATCCCTTTTCAAAACGGCATAGCCCTCTGTCAGCAAGCCAGTGATAGGATCCAGAACACCAGTTGCATTGCTTGCCTCGATAACCTGCAACCGAGGAGCGTCATCATCGTCCCCTTGCGAGATGTAGACAAAACAACACGACCCAATCAATGCTGAAAGGATCGCGCTATCAAAGAATACATCTGGATTGTTCTGAGCAAAGATTTCATTCGCTCCAAATTCGTCATTGGCAAACTCACGAAAGACCAAACGATCTGCTAGACTGTCAACACCCTTAGCAGCCCAACCTAAGACCGCCCGATATTGTTGCCTGATTTGAGGTGGTATCGTAATACCAACATCTATCTCATTGTGTTGCATAGCATACTGATTGTATCTAGTGTCTACACCCATTTTGTAATTGGCTAGCTTCTTCCTGAGATAGCCCATACCTTTCAATGTCATTTTATACAACTACCTTTCATTTCCCGCGAGAAAATATGTACAGTGACGGTGTGAAGCCCTGAAGCACCGAGGGGGAGGGGGTCATCCCCCCACCTTGGCAGGAACACTCGTCCTTTTTTTTAATCACGTTTATTTTTTTAACCCTTATACTTAAACCAATCTGTACTTTGTGGTAAGTTCCTATTACCAATGACCTTTGTTCCGTTTGTCTTCTCATCAGCATATAGCTTGTCAGACTTCTGTCTATTGCATTGCCAATGCGCCAACTGCAAGTTAGCAATGTCAGATGGATGTCCGTTCTTATTTACTGGAACGATGTGGTCAATGACTGGACTTAATGGATGAGGATATCTCAGGTCTTTGTCTACAGGCTGGCCACATATCCCACAAGTGTTTCTTGTCTTTAAGATAATCTTCTTATTCTTCTCAAAGGCTACTCTATGCGGTCCACTACGGTCCGCTCGGAGGGGGTTGGTATTCATCTAGGGAGGGAGTCCTTTCTTTTTAATGGAGGGGGTTGGTATTCTCAAATGTACCCCTCGGTATCTTTCAAAGTAGGGGTGTTTTTAGTGCACCCACCCCCTCTTGTATTTAACATATCTTATATTCTGTTAAATAAAATTAAACAACTTCAAAGTCAAGAGTATCAAGGCTTCTACCATATTTTTCTAAAAACTAATTTACATTTTCTCATTATGTAAAATAGATAGGCTATTTAGTAATCAAATGATAGTATACTCTGGTCAAGTTCGTCTTGACTATAACCGATATATCCTAGTGTGATGTCTGGTGTGGAATGATTGAATATCTTTTGTAGGATAGCTACATTACTATTCTTTTTGTAATGATGATATCCAAATGTCTTCCTCATCGAATGAGTTCCTATATGATTCAAACCTACATATTTGGCTGCATCTTGAAGTATTTGATAGACTGCTACTCTTCCAATGTGTGTGATACGAACACCATCTGTTCTCTTTTTCTTTTTACTTGGAAAGAGATAGTCGTACTCTGCTAACTGATTATCTTTAATGTATCGATTGATTTCTTTTCTGAGAGGGGGGCTGATTGGAAAATACCTTATCTTACCAGTCTTCTTCTCTTTTAGTTCAATCCTATCAGCAATTACTTGCTTGACTTGAAGAGGTACTATGTCGCTCACTCTTAAACCAGAGTAGATTCCAAACATGAATAAAACATAGTTTCTATCACTTTTGTTTTTCAAGTAATCTTTGATTCGTTCTATATCGTCTAAATCACGAATTGGTTCTACTTTCTTCATGTACCTCTCCTTTCCTACATAAAAAGCCACTGGTCGTGGCATTGAATATGACAGTAGCTGGAATTGAACCAGCTGGTCTAGCAGTAAAACGCACGTTTGGTAAAAGTTTCACGGAGACCCAAACAACCTGCTAACCTGTCCTTACTGTCTAAGAGGCTGAAGCCTCTATATTTTTAGGAGTCCTCATGACTGTACGTTGCCCAATCATTGGATAATACTATTTTAGCACCTTTTTCCGCTCCAATTCTCCCAAGATTTTCCCAGATTTTTCCCAAGATTTTTCCAGAAATCACTTATAAACTAAAAGGTTGCTCGCTTGATAAGACTCCGCGAACTCTAGTAGAGCTTTGTTCAATATCCGATAATACTCACTAGATGAGTAGCCTAGTTCTGAATAAATGCTGTAGTCTTCCCTCCTTTTCTTCCTGCAATATCGTTCGATTAGGATACGTGTGTATTCCATATCAGAAAGATTGTTGATTGCTTTAGCGATTAGTTCTAAATCCTGCTGAGCTGACACTCTACGCACGACCATGCTTTCTACTTGCTTACTTGTCTGACCACTTGATGACCTTGGTTCAAGTGAGTAGGATATTGTTATTTTGGGGGCGTATTCTTCTCCAGCTATCCGTCTCAGACGACTGTATTTTTTTAGTACTTTGATAGCTTCCTTTCTGGTTTTCTTTTCGTCGATGATATCCAATAACTCTATTTGCACACGAACTCCTCCTCATGATATAATAGTTATGCGAAACCATACCATGAAGGTCAGCCGTGTGCTGGCTTTTTTTCATGCCCTACTCCCGAGAATAATATCAGCAGGAAAAGCAAAGTAAGTACAGATATCTTCTACATTATAAATATCCGGTACACTTTCCTCCTTCTCCCATTGAGCAATTAGGTAGCGACTATAGCCTAGTTTAGCTGCTAACTTTTCTTGTGACAGCTTCCTTTCCTTACGTTTTTGCTTTAGCAAGAAAGCAAACCTACTTGCTTGTCTTGGATTTAATTTATCATTCATCATCCACCTCGATCTTTACGACAGCTCTACCATTTGGATTTCTTCTTTGCGTGGATGCAAAAGTGTAATACTTTAACATCCTTTCAGCAATACCTGTTTCTTTACTGATTTCCGCAAGAGTTCCCAATGTTATGAACACGTCGCCTTGATATAACGCGTATTCACTCATGTTCCATCTCCTCAATCAGCCAATCAAGGTTCTTGCGCGCTTTCTTCAGGTCTTCAAGGCCGTTTTTCTTTTGAAACCGTAACATATACTTGATTGCGTTGCCCCAAAAGAAAGCAGACGCTCCGAAAAGATTCCCAACGAAGTTATGCACAACATCGATAGCCTCTAGACCGTTTGCACCCTGGTAGTGGCTTGGTTTATTTATATTGTCAATTATTTCTGGGTTCATTATTTATCCTCCAAAAGCTCTGGATTTTCATAGACGTTTCCGATGATTTCCTCGTCTTCAGTCCACGCATACCCACTTAGCAATCCCTTTAGATATATGGAAGGCATTCCGCCTATGAATGTGCCACCGTATTCTTTTTCTAAATATACTTCATGGAGACATCCTCTTGTACATTTAACGATGTCACCGATGAATACCTCCTTGCCGTTCTTGTCTCTGAGTCCTGTTGATTGTCCTAATGTTGCTGGATTTACAGGACACCAAGAACCTATAGTAATGTATTGTTCATTGGCTTCTACCACTTCGTTGATAATAAATGCTCTTCCTCTATCTTCAATTAAATGTCCGTATTGCCATTCTCCTTTGCTTTTTTCGTCAATGGATAACCCTCTAAATTTTGGTATCATGCTAACACTCCTTAAATAAACAAACTAGCTAACCATATCAAAAATGCACATGTAATGATTTTTGAAATACTGCTCTTTACCGCATACGAATAATCCTCTTCAGATTCTTTTTTGCTAGATAACACAGGCCAGATGAAAGATAGTAGTGCATCCATCCCTAATGCTTGCCAGACTGTAATTTTACCAACTGGAACAATTGTTGTGATAATCTCATTCCATCCATACTGAACTACAAATGGCGATACAACGATTACAAATACCGCCCCAATAATGATTCCTAGTCTTTTCATTTTATAAATCCTCCTCTTTGACGAAAGCACCATCAATCCAACGACCCTACCGTTTTCTAAATCACGGTCAATAAACCATTGTTTGACTTTCTCTATTGTGTTCATGATAACTCCTTTGCTATTGCTGCTATGACATTAACTGTCACGCTATTTCCTGCTTGTTTATATAATTGACTGTTAGAGTTGACCTCTTGCGCTTTGTCAAAAGCCCAATCTGGGAATCCTTGCAATCTCCAGCACTCACGAGGTGTTAGCTTTCTGATTCGAAAGCCATCTGATAAATGATTGTTTTCGTGATAGCTATTGCTAGTTAAAGTAGGAGCGATGTCATGTTCTCCACCTTGATTATAACCATGCCCACATAGCAGAATCCAGATAGCTATGAATCGTTTCAATTTATGACCTCCTCCTTCAATTTAAGCTCAATCTCTAAGTAAAAGCTTTGATCAGGTATCTCCAGTATCGCTGTAGTGGTTTTACCATCAGAACCAACGATAATTTCTCCGATTGCCAAAACTAAGTCTCCAATTGTGCTATTTAGCGTAAGGCTCATCACTCCACCTCCTCAATCTCAATCCCTGGACAATCAAACACCCAGCCGAAGTTTGCGTCTTCTAGTTCTTTTTGAGTACCTTTATAATTCCTAGCTGTTATATCTTGACTAAAATAAAGAGTACTCCCTGATTGCGATTTGACCAAAGGCTGCCTATTTTTTAAAGTCACCAAATACCGCTTCTCTTCCTCGACCTCGTAGCCGAATTGGTTCATGTTGACGAGGGTTTGAATAGGATTTTCTCTGCTATTATTAATCCAATTATTAAACTCTCTATTTTCTGATTTTTTAGCCTCATCCCTGAAAGCAATCCAATCACAAATATTAAATTCAAAAGAATCCTTATTCTCTTCATACCAATCCGCCACAAACTGCGGTACTACGACTTTAATTTTGGATTTATCAACGATGTCGTCTGTAATATAAATATTATTGTTGGGTACATTGAGAGTTTGCCCGTATTCCAATCTAACAACATTTTCAACGCACTTGTTCTCATCCACATCAAAACCGACTATTTTCCCTTTCAAGAGAACTTCATCCCCTATAAAAAAGTTAAAGCGTGGTGTTTCAATTAGATCTTTATTCATTTTCCACCTCCTCTATATCAATTCCTTCACAATCAAACACCCAGCCGAAGTTTGCGTCTTCTAGTTCTTTACGGGTGTGGGAATATATAACATCGTCTAAACTAAAGCTTTTTGTAAAGAAATACCTTTTCAAAAGTTCTCCATAAACCAACATATTTTCTTTAATATTCCCTTTAATCTTAACAAAATACCGCTTCTCTTTTTCAACCTCGTAGCCGTCAAGCCAAGCAAGACAGAATTTTTCGATGTTATTTTCGTAAAACCACTCAGGAACTTTCTTATCATAATGATCTTCAATTACTCTCATTGCACCGTAAACATGAAAATTGTTTTTCTTTTTAAATTCTATATATTCCGCCACACACTGCGGAACTTTGACTGGTTTTGGTTTATCTAGTTGTTCCAAGTCTTGCAGAAAAATTTGACGAGCTAGTTCTGCTCCTTCAGCATTCCATACACCCTCAAGTTTTTTATATTTCTCAATCAATTCCTGCTTATTCATCTTAGTTTCCTCCATAAATCAAATAAACTGCAATAACTACCTGAGACATTCCTGGCGAATAGCCAACCCAATCATCAAACTCCTTAGATTTTGGCAACCAACCCTTAGTAGCTCCCAAATCATAGTCTGTAGGCTTTTCATCAGCGAAGATGCATTCCATCGCTCCCATAAACGTCATACCATCTTCTGCCATTTCCCAAAAATAGTCCGCCCGGTCTTTCACTGCTTGTGGTAAATCTTGCTGGGGAGGTTGCGGCTTCCCGTCTTCTACCGTCCAGTTGTATACTGCATTAACTTTTTTCTTTAACTCTTCCATCATCTTCCAACTCCTCCGCTTTCCGTCTTAATTCTTTATTCTTTTTCTTCAACAAATCGCGCTCCAGCGCTCTAATCCGTCTCTTGCGTGCATCACACGGCTTCGAATACTCGATTATCTTCTCTTCGTTTTGCTCGATTGTGCGTTTCAGTCCATCAATGACTGTTCGTTTATCATAATTCATCTTCTAAAAATCTTTCAATAGCTTCTCTGTAGGAGACTTCCACCAGACCGTCTAAGTCGTTCAGGGCTTCAATATAGTCTGGACGCCCTTGTCCATACTGCTCTTTCAAAAATTCAACAAAGAGATGAATTTCCTGATAGGTTACTCCAACCATATTTCTTACCTCCCACTAAAAATGTAACGTTATTGATCATCTTTCTTTTCCTTTCTTGCTGCACGTTCCCCGACTAAATAGCCGAGAAATAACCACAGAATAGCCATTCCAAATTCTTTAATAAGTTCAATCATTTTTTTCTCCTCCTGAAAAAGTCGCTAAATAGTAACAATCCTTCGAACCGTAGTCAAACCGTGTCGTCCGCTGACCAATGTGCTTCTGAAATCTTGGATGAGTGATAGCCGAGAAAACCCACTGATGATCTTCCATCTGTTCAATGAGATCATCGACATTGTCAAACGTTCCAAGGTAAAACTTGCAGTGCCCGTTGTAGACGAAGTAAAGCTCTAACATCACTCCACCTCAACGGGATAAAAATTCCCAAAGGAACCCCTCAAAGCCTTACCAACCTGTACGGCTGCCCCACGAGAAACAAACCGCATGGCTTTCTTCTCCTCTGAACATGAAATGTCCAAGCCAGTCACACCAATAACTACGGACCTCAGAAACGGCTTATCCTCTCTTGTCCCATGCTTTAAAATAAACATCAGCCACCCCTATTCTAAAAATATTGCTTTCGCTTGTTTGTCAAATCATTGAAAACCATCAAATGGTCTTTATCTACACCCTTCATTAGTCTGGACATGAAAGGTCTGCCATATCTTTTTTGAATATCGGCAGAAATCAAATTTGTGGTAATGATTGTGTTTGAACGCTTATTCAAGATATTGTAGAGAATAGTAAATGACCATTCGCTATCTTTTTCCATTCCTAAATCATCCAAAACCAAGAACTTAGCACTAGCAATTTTATTGACCAGAAACTCTTCCTGACTAAAATCAGCTTTAATCTTCATCAGCAAGTCAGTTACGTTAATAAAAATAGCAATCTCTTTCGTGTACTCAGATAGAGCCTTAACCATAGCAAAAGCCAAATGGCTCTTACCTGTTCCAGCTTCTCCTTGTAACACGATGTTGTTCCTAGCACCCTCAGACCACTCACGACAAATCCTCTTTGCAAAAGCTAGCTTTTCCGCTTCTTTTTCGGTTGGCGTCTCAAAATTGTCCAAAGTCGCATTTTTCAAAACCTCATCATAAAGAGAGAACTTTTCAAGATAGTATTTCCTCTCTCGCTCATTCTCAGCGTCGGCCAGTTCATTCACTCTTGCTTGATTCTCCTCATGGATCCGCTCAGATTCACACATGCGACATACAACACTTTCAGTCCGCAATATCTTTATCAAAGGAATGTTATGCTTTTCGCAAAACTCATCTTGTTGTTCTGTACTCCTGTGATAAGATAAGGAAATTTCATCAAACACATTGTCTACCATGACAGACTACCTCCGCATTCATGCCAGCTAGCCATTTCAGACAAGCAGGCAGTGACAGTAGAAAGAGGTTGTTTTATAAGCAAAGATTTCTTTTCGTCGCTTATCGGATAAAATTCATCTTCAAATTGCTCGATAAGTTCTAAAATCCCCATTCTTCCTTTGCCCCCTGTTCTGATTGATTTCCACGAGAAGTAGTAAATCCTCTTGATTTGTTAAAGTTTGATTGCTCTTCTTCTTGTTGTACAGTAGTCTTGATACCATTTTGCACCCAATTCTTCAAAATACTATTTACATATCCAAAACTTCGTTTTGAATTATCAGCAGCCTTATCAATCGCAAGTTTTACCAATTCATACTCCATATGATCAAATCTAATGTAGTCAAGTAGTTGTTCAAATTGTTTCCCATCAAGCACTCCGACACGAGATTGATAATATTCAGCAATAGCAGCAGGAGAATTGTCCTTTGCAGAATCTATCTCTTTTATATCTCTATTCTCTTTTATATCTCTATTCTCTATCTCTGGTGCCTGTTCGTCCGACAAATGTCCGGACGAATGTCCCAAAAGTTTTTGACCTTTTTCTAAAGCGATTTTTCGTCTATATTCACGCTTTCTATCAGCTTCAGTATTTGATGAACCAATAAAATTTTGGATATCAAGCATGTAGATGGCCCCGTTATCCAAAACCTCAATCAATCCCATCTCTTTAAATATTCCGACTGACTTTTCTATAACTGCAACTGGTTGCCTAGTAATCGTTGATAGCATCTGTGCATTATAAGGTATGCGGTCATTAAACATTAATTTACCATTGTTTTTAAGGCTTCTAAGATAAAGTTTTAGTAGAATGTTAGAATAAAGTATCCCGTCTGGCATGCTTTCAAGGATTGCTATATCGTCATTATCAAAAAAATTGTCTCGCAATTTTAAGTAATAATATTTTTTATTATCAGACATATACTTCTCCAATCCGCACTAAGTCTTTGCCCCCCACTTCCTACGATTGGCACGGTACTTCATCCGCATATCCTCATAGATGTGCCTGCCTTCCAGCTCCATTTTTTCAAGCTTAAGTAGACGATTTTCAGACGATAGAATTCGATAGTCTTTGGCTAGCTTGTTATAATCGTTCAAGTATTCCTTGATCATGAACATGGTATCATTATCATTTTCTAGATGTAGGTTAAAGTCCGATGTTTCCTCGTCAGAAATCATTTCCCTGTTTAATTTTTCTTTGGTTTCAAGCCATTCAATCAATTCTTGCATTTCCTGACCTCCTCATTACAAAAATCTGATTGCAGACTGTTTAGGTTCTGGCAAAGCTAACGGCTCAGGACGCAAGCCTACAGGCGGTTCATTGTCGTAGGTAAAGCCCTTGAACGGACGACGAATATTCTTGCGGATTTCTTGACGTTCAGCCTCTCTACCACGTTCGTAAGCATGGTTATAGCCTCGAATAATCATAGACGCAAATTCTTGCTCTTCTCGTCTTTCTTCTTCCTTGCGTTGTTCCTGCAATTTGATATGACGGCAAGCCCCTGCAAATCCAAGCAGTAAGGCTCCAACCCCCATCAGCTGGTCTAAAATCGGTGGTTCAAACATTTTTATCTCCTTATCCTCTTTTTGTGCTATAATATAGTCAAATAATTTTGCTAAGACCTTGTCCAGAAGCCTTTTAGTAAAGTTATTATATTTGATTAGAGAGCCATTCTTTGATGGCTCTTTTTGACCATTTCTTACCAGGTAATTCCTTTGGAAATCCCTTTAAGTAACGATAATTATCTGAAAAGGTGGCATACTTAATTCCTAGAAATTCGCAGGTAGTGTTCACATCCATCAACTCTGGATAGTGATCACTATCTTTTTCTATTTCGACTAGCCTTGTGATTGTGTCCTTGATAATAGATTTAATCCATTCAGACAGTGAAAGTAGAACATTGTCCATCTTCTTCCCCTTTCTAGACGTCATCAAATGAGTTCAATTTCATGATTTTCATCTTGGTATTAGTGCTTGGCTCCCACGTCATCCAGTAAGCAAGAGCGGCATCCGCATGCTTCTTGGGTAGCAAGTCATAGCGACTAATGTTGAAGTGGTCTTTGAAATCAATCTCAGCTTGTCTAAAGACTGATTGAGCAAAAACCTTATCCGCATAAGCAGGACTGTCAATACCGCCAAGGCAAGCCACGACCCGAGCTTTGCGCTTCTTCAGTAGCGACTGAGCATAGCTTGGATGAATCGGTTGCTCACTCTTTAGATAGTCGATATCTTCCAGCATGGTAGCCTGTTGCTCACGCAATTTCTTTTGGCCAGTGAATAGAGCAATAAAGGCATCCTCGTCCAAATCCTCACGTATGAATCCACCCTGCTTGCGAATAGCTGGCAAGACCTCTGATGTCACCCAACGTTTAAATTCTTTCGCTTGTGGAAGCTTACTTGAAAGAATGAGAGAGTAGAGACCAGATTCGTTGATGATGATAGTGTTTTGTGTTCGACCTAAATTGTCGGTGAGTCCGTATTTCACGGAGTCATCTTCATCAACGTGCCGAGAAATTGCGTCCAGTGGTTTAGCATATCCTAAGATATCTGCAACATCTTTCCCAACGAACCACGGCTCGTCATCAATTGTCAAAGTACGGACTTCCTGCCCGTGAAAATTAAAAATTTCGTTCATAATATTCCTTTCTAAATTTGGTATAATAAAAATAAAAACAAGGGGTGAATAATCGTGTATGTACCTATAAAGCCAACTGGAGATTTCTCAACCAATTTCACACTTAGTGATTCCTGTAAAATCTGTAAAAATATTACTTGTCCAACAGTTGTGAACGAAACAACTCAGAGTATAGATAACGATCACTATCGATTTTGCGCAACTCGCTATTGTCAACAATGTAACCATTATTTTGTTGATGAAATCGAAGTTACAATAACCGTTGATAGTTTCGCAAATATTGATTATCAATACGATATATTAGATGTAAAGCCAGAACTTCCTAGCGACATCCCAATATCAAAAGAATTAGCAAAACTCTCTCCTATAGGCAAAGAGATATATACTCAAGCACTTAAAGCTGAACAAGAAAAACTTGATCATATAGCTGGTATCGGTTTTCGCAAATCCTTAGAATTTTTCGTAAAGGACTTTGTTATCTCTTTTGAATTAGAAAATAAAGATAAAGTTGCTAAAATGCCACTGAAGCAAGTTATTGATAACTATATTGATAATAAAACTTTGAAAACATTTGCGACTGCAACTGTTTATATAGGTAACGATGAAACCCACTATACTAAAAAACATAGTGATAAGGATCTTCAAGATTTGAAAAAATTCCTTCATGGATTCTTGCACTATATGGAAATGCAACTTAATCTTTTGGATGCTTATCAGCTTCTTGATAGGTGAGCATAGCATTCTCGATTTTATCCAACTTCTCAGCAATATATGCCACGGTCCTCAATACTTCATTGAGGGCTGTTCTTTCTAGTTCGTTCATAATGTTCCTTTCTAAGTAAAGACTTCTAAAAAATCATAAATCAAATTTTTTTCTAACTCTTTCAAGCTCATCATCTTGTATTTTTTTAAACCCGTTGATGCGCTTTTTTCTATCTCTTTTGCTAGCGTAGTACGTGGCAAAACCAATGACTATGTTGATAATGATAGTGAAATAAAACCATACTAGTTCGTTCATAGTATTCCTTTCTAGTTGCGGTTAAACCGCAATGTCGTGTAAAAAAATAATGTCATCAATAGACACACCAAAAGTAGTAGCGATTTGATAAGCTTGGGTTACAGTAGGTTCTGTTTTCCCTCGCTCCCAATTTCCCCAAGTATCAACAGAGACATCAATAGCCTCAGCTGCATCCGCTTGTCTCCAATTTTTTAGAGTTCTCAATGTTTTAAGAGTCATTTTCTGCATTTTACAATCCTTTCTATCTTTTTTTATAATTGAGTGACTCAACTATGACTCTATTATAATGCGGTTAAACCGCAATGTCAAGTGTTTTTTGCGTTTTTATCGTATTTTTTTATTTTTTTCTTTACTTTTTTGCGTTTTTGCCGTAATATATACTATATAAAGGAGTAATACAAATGAGCAATAATAAAAGTAAAGAAATTTTCTCTGCGAACTTGGAAAAGTTAATGACCAGCAGAGGCGTTGATAGAAATAAACTTTGTTCTGATTTAGGATTAAAATACACTACTGTAAGAGATTGGTTAAAGGGTATAACTTATCCTCGGATAGGAAAAATCGAATTACTTGCGGACTATTTCGGTGTTAATAAATCGGACTTGATAGAAGATAAAACTCAAGAAGTAAAAGAAGTAAAAATCCCTACTTCCCCTCTCGTTCAAAAAGTAACTGAAAAAGTTGTAAAGTTGTCAACTCCAAGAAAACAAAAAGTTCTGAACTATGCTAATGAACAATTAAAAGAACAGAATAATAAAGTGATTATGATTGAGGAAAAGCTTTTTGAATACAAGGTATATGAAAAACTTTCAGCTGGTACTGGCTTTTCATACTTCAACGATGGGAACTATGACACTGTTTTTTATGACAAAGACCTAGATCACGATTTTGCTTCTTGGGTTTTTGGGGACTCAATGGAGCCAAAGTATATGAATGGAGAGGTCGTTCTGATCAAAGAAACAGGTTTTGACTATGATGGCGCTGTTTATGCAGTTGATTGGGATGGTCAAACTTATATCAAGAAAGTCTATAAAGAAAAAGACGGTCTCAGACTCGTCTCTATCAATAACAAGTATAAAGATAAATTCGCACCATTTGAAGAAGATCCAAGAATCATTGGAAAAATAGTCGGAAACTTCATGCCGATTGAAAATTAAAAGGAGAAACTTATGAAAATAGGAATGAGAAAACCAAGCCTGATCAGAAGTTTAAAAGCTAGAACTACTAGTAAATGGAAAAGACAGGCTAAAAAAGCCCTTATCCCTGGCTATGGTAAGAAAGGGATGGGATGGGTTAAAAATCCAAAGAAAGCCATGTATAACAAAGTATATCATAAGACAACCTTTGGACTTTCAGATTTGTTTAAATCATCTAAAAAGCGAAAAAAGAAAGTAGTCAACAACAAACAGCAATCTATTCTTGCCTCGAACGGCAAAAAGCAACACACGTCAAAAGAATATAAAGAAGCTGGACTTGTCTTTATGGTTTTAGGTGCTATATTCCTATTTTTATTTCTACCTCTCGGCTTCTTCTTGTTTATTACTGGTTTTATAACTTACATTATTGGTCGTTTAACTGCAAATCGAGAGAAAAAGAAGAAAGTTGAAAATTACAGTCCACAGATTGATACAATTGTTTTCCGAGATGATTTCTTATTAATGGGAACAAATTATCATCAAGAAGAAGCTGAGATTGCAGCTGATTTTCTTTCCAAGGGTGTCCATTATTTTGGGAAAGATAATAAGAGTTTGAAATCTTATATGCTTGAAACATATAAACCAGTTTATAAATACAATAAATTAAAAACAGTAGATGTTCATCTATTGCCGGAGCCATCAAATCCTCATGATAAAAATGCTGTCAAGGTTTTAGTGAATAATATCTTTGTCGGATACTTACCAGCTATGATTGCAACACAAGTTTCATCCTACATTTCTAATCCAAATTACAGATATGATGCAATCCTTACAGGTAGAGGAGGACCATATAAAACTCTCAATATCGAAACTGAGAGAGTCGTTTCTCGTAAAAGTGACTTAACTTACTATTTAGATTTAACAGTATGGCGTCTCGCTAAAAAATAAAAAAATCCCCACACTCTCCATCGCCCAACTTTGAGTGTGAGGATATCCAGTATAATAAAAGGCATTAAAAAGCCCTCTTTACTATACCCTATTTTACACCATGAAAGGGGTGATGTCAATATTCTCAATGTTTAGACCTTGTCCAGAAGCCGATAAACAAGGAGAATACAATGAAATATAATAAAACAAAATACCCAAATATCTATTACTATGAGACTGCTAAAGGCAAGCGTTACTATGTCAGACGTTCTTTTTTCTTCCGAGGTAAAAAAAGAGAAAAAAGTAAAAGTGGTTTCACAACTCTCCCTCAAGCTCGTGCAGCCTTGGTAGAGCTTGAGCAACAAATCCAAGAACAAGAATTAGGTATCAATACGAATCTGACACTTGATCAATATTGGGATATTTATTCTGAAAAGAGATTGTCAACAGGGCGCTGGAATGACACTTCCTACTACCTCAATGATAACCTCTATAAGAATCATATCAAAACCAAATTTGGTTCTATTCAGCTTAAAAATTTGGATAGAAATGAGTATGAACTCTTTATCGCTGAAAAGTTGCAGAACCATACCAGATACACTGTTCAAACCCTCAATTCCAGCTTCATGGCATTGCTGAATGATGCCGTGAAAAATGGTAATCTGCTCTCAAATCGCTTGAAAGGTGTTTTCATCGGCCAGAGTGATATCCCTGCTGCAAACAAGAAAGTGACTCTCAAAGAGTTCAAGACTTGGATAGCAAAGGCAGAAGAGATTATGCCAAAACAATTCTACGCTCTGACCTATCTGACAATTTTTGGATTGAGAAGAGGAGAAGTCTTTGGATTGCGTCCAATGGACATCACTCAGAACGACAGCGGACGGGCTATACTGCATCTTAGAGACAGTCGAAGCAACCAGACCTTAAAAGGGAAAGGAGGGCTTAAAACGAAGGATTCAGAGCGATATGTCTGCCTTGATGATATCGGAACAGACCTGATCTATTATCTGATAGCTGAAGCTTCTAAGATTAAGCGAAAGTTAGGAATTATCAAGGAACAGCACAAGGATTATATAACTATCAACGAGAAAGGTGGTCTCATCAATCCAAATCAGCTAAATAGAAACTTCAATCTAGTGAATGAAGCAACAGAATTGCATGTAACACCTCACATGATGCGCCACTTCTTCACGACTCAAAGCATTATTGCAGGGGTTCCGCTTGAACAATTAAGCCAGGCGCTGGGGCATACAAAGGTTTATATGACGGATCGTTACAATCAAGTAGAGGACGAACTTGCTGAAGCGACCACAGACCTATTTCTTAGTCATATTCGCTAAAAAAAGTCCCCGCCAATTCCCCGACCAAAAACCGAAAAATACCGAAAAATATCGAAAAATTATTTTTAGAATAGTCCCCAAAAGCCTGAAATAGAGCTAAAAAACTCCACCTGATTCGGTGGAGTTAAGGGAGATTATTATGAAAAAGAAAAGTTTAGGATATTTGTTACAACAAGTTAGGAGGTCTTCTTGTAACTGTCTATAGTATACCCGACCTATCTTAAACAAATCTTAAAAATCTCTTAGGACCAAACGCTTTCTAAAATATTTGTTTGTTCACGACCAGGACCTACTGAGAAAGTAGAAATACGAACGCCAACCAATTCACTCACACGACGAACATAGTTACGCGCATTCTCAGGAAGATCTTCCAAATTGCGAACTCCGGTAATATCTTCTGACCAACCTGGCAACTCTTCATAGATAGGCTTGCAACGTTTCAATTGCTCAAGACTAGCTGGATAGTAGTCAATACGTTGACCGTCAAGATCATAGGCCACACAGATTTTCACAGTATCCAAACCGCTCAAAACATCAATAGAGTTCAAAGAAAGGTTAGTAATACCAGAAACACGACGGCTATGACGCATCACAACTGAGTCAAACCAACCTACACGACGTGGACGACCAGTTGTTGTACCATATTCATGACCCACTTCACGGATACGTTCTCCCACTTCATCAAACAACTCAGTTGGGAAAGGACCATCTCCTACACGACTCGTATAAGCTTTACATACACCTACAACCTTGTCAATCTTGCTTGGACCAACACCAGAACCAATTGTCACACCACCAGCTACAGGGTTTGATGACGTAACAAATGGATAAGTACCTTGGTCGATATCTAGCATAACACCTTGTGCACCTTCAAAAAGCACACGTTTGCCATTATCAAGCGCATCATTCAAGATAACAGATGTATCTATCACGTATTTCTTGATTTGTTGACCATATTCGTAATATTCTTCAAAAATATCATCGAAAACAATCGCTTTACTGTCATACAATTTTTCAAAAAGACGATTCTTTTCAGCAAGGTTACGTTCTAAACGCTCACGGAAAATATCTTTATCTAAAAGATCTGCAATACGAATTCCAACACGAGCAGCCTTGTCCATATAAGCTGGACCAATTCCCTTAATTGTCGTACCAATCTTATTGTCGCCCTTAGCTTCTTCTTGCAAGCGATCCAACTCGATATGATAAGGCAAAATAACATGCGCACGATCAGAAATACGCAAGTTATCAGTTGTTACACCTTCCTCATGAAGATAGCTCAACTCTTTTACAAGAGATTTAGGATTTACAACCATACCATTCCCAATGACAGATATTTTTTCAGGGAAGAAAATCCCAGATGGAATCAAGTGCAACTTAAATTTCTTACCGTCAATCACAATCGTGTGACCAGCATTATCACCACCTTGGTAACGTGCAATCACTTCTGCATTCGCTGAAAGGAAGTCTGTAATCTTCCCTTTACCTTCATCACCCCATTGGGTACCTACAACAACAACTGAAGTCATAATTTTGTCTGAGCCCTCAGGCTCTTCCTTTCTCACATACATGGCAGGACTCTCACCTGCAATTATATCTTACAATTTATTATAATAAAAAATCGCCTTTTTATCAAGAAGAAACAATAGAAAGATTTGCTATTTCCAACTATTAAAAAATGATTTAGAAAAATTACTAGCTATTTACTATTATCTTTCCATAAAAGAGTAAATTAGTTCGGAAATTTACTAAAATTACCTCAACAAGAAATAAACCCCCGATTCATTACCAATTTTTCAAGATACAAACGATAAGCAACACGATAATGGTAAACGATAAAATCCCTACGACAACCAATGCCATATCTCACTAAATAATAAATTAAAAATTTAAAATGAACATGTTCCCAGTCAAAATTATCACCAAATGTAGGACCATACTCTTCTTCAATACTATCATAGAAATTAGCCATCTGCTCATAAATTTTTTGTAACATAATCAAATACTCCTTTTCTTTTTTATAAACTTATTCTAACAAAAAATTTTACACATTCACTATCAATTCCTGAATTGTTAAAATACCAGCCTCAACAAGATAAAAATAGGAAAAGTTGACAAAATAGAAACAAATTTGCTACCTAAATTTCAAACAATTAAAGTTCTAAAAAGACCGCCTTAAAACTTTTGGGTAAATCCTATTAAAACTATAATATTTTTATATAGGTATTATGGTTCTGATTTTCTAGTATAAAAAAATTCAAACTAGAATTCTCCTTAGAAAGCGTCGATTCAAGTGCTATCACTGTTCAAAAATGATGGTCGCTGAAACTTCTATCGTCAAGAAGAATCACCAAATCCCTCGTATTATCAACCAAAAGATTGCTCAAAAGTTAATTGAAAAGATTTCTATGACCGACATTGATCATCAGTTGTCTATTTCAACTTCAACTGTCATTCGCAAGATCAATGATTTTCACTTTGAGCATGATTTTTCGCGTCTTCCTGAGATTATGTCCTAGGACGTTGAAACAGTCCGGGGAGTGACTGTTTCAATCGGGAGATGGAGATGAGCTTTATTGCTCAGGACTTTGATAAGCTCAATATCATAACTGTTCTTGAGAGCAGAACACAAGCCATCATCCGAAATCCCATGAATACAAGGCTATCAAGCGCTACTGGAAACTCATTCAACAGGATAGCCGTAAACTGAGTGATAAGCAATTTTATCGTCCTACTTTTCGTATGCATTTAACCAATAAAGAGATTTTAAACAAGCTTTTGAGCTATTCGGAAGACTTGAAACATCACTATCAGCTCTATCAGCTCTTGCTTTTTCACTTCCAGAATAAGGAACCAGAGAAATTTTTCGGACTTATTGAGGACAATCTTAAGCAGGTTCATCCTATTTTTCAGACTGTCTTTAAAACCTTCCTCAAAGATAAAGAAAAGATTGTCAACGCCCTTCAATTACCTTATTCCAACGCCAAACTGGAAGCCACCAATAATCTCATCAAACTTATCAAGCACAATGCCTTTGGTTTTAGGAACTTTGAACCCCAATTATTCACCCCAAATCTAAAAACCATCCAGAATCCTTGCCTTAGCTTAGATCCTGGATGGTTTCTTTTTTCACCCAATGGGTGTTTTTTACTAGACAAAAAAGAGTTTCCCCTTTATGGTATAAGTGTAGAAAAAAACACAAAAAGAAAGGAAACTCACATGAACAGTTTACCAAATCATCACTTCCAAAACAAGTCTTTTTATCAACTATCTTTCGATGGAGGTCATTTAACCCAGTATGGTGGTCTTATCTTTTTTCAGGAACTTTTTTCCCAGTTGAAACTAAAAGAGCGGATTTCTAAGTATTTAGTAACGAATGACCAACGCCGCTACTGTCGTTATTCGGATTCAGATATCCTTGTCCAGTTCCTCNCAACTATCTTTCGATGGAGGTCATTTAACCCAGTATGGTGGTCTTATCTTTTTTCACCCAATGGGTGTTTTTTACTAGACAAAAAAGAGTTTCCCCTTTATGGTATAAGTGTAGAAAAAAACACAAAAAGAAAGGAAACTCACATGAACAGTTTACCAAATCATCACTTCCAAAACAAGTCTTTTTACCAACTATCTTTCGATGGAGGTCATTTAACCCAGTATGGTGGTCTTATCTTTTTTCAGGAACTTTTTTCCCAGTTGAAACTAAAAGAGCGGATTTCTAAGTATTTAGTAACGAATGACCAACGCCGCTACTGTCGTTATTCGGATTCAGATATCCTTGTCCAGTTCCTCTTTCAACTGTTAACAGGCTATGGAACGGACTATGCTTGTAAAGAATTGTCAGCTGATGCCTACTTTCCAAAATTGTTGGAAGGAGGGCAGCTTGCTTCACAGCCAACCTTATCCCGTTTTCTTTCCAGAACTGACGAGGAAACAGTCCATAGTTTGCGATGCCTCAACCTTGAATTGGTCGAATTCTTTTTACAGTTTCACCAGCTAAACCAACTCATTGTAGATATCGATTCTACCCATTTCACAACTTATGGCAAGCAAGAAGGTGTTGCTTATAACGCCCACTATCGTGCTCATGGCTATCATCCTCTTTATGCTTTCTAGGGGAAGACAGGTTATTGTTTCAATGCCCAGCTTCGTCCTGGTAATCGTTATTGTTCTGAAGAGGCAGACAGCTTTATCACACCTGTTTTAGAACGGTTTAATCAACTTCTCTTTCGAATGGATAGTGGCTTTGCGACCCCAAAATTATACGATTTAATTGAAAAAACAGGGCAATACTACCTCATAAAACTCAAGAAAAATACTGTTCTGAGCCGTCTTGGAGACCTTTCCCTCCCTTGCCCACAGGATGAGGACTTAACCATCTTGCCCCACTCCGCCTACTCAGAAACTCTCTATCAAGCAGGATCTTGGTCGCACAAGCGTCGTGTCTGCCAGTTCTCTGAACGAAAAGAAGGAAACTTGTTCTACGATATTATTTCTCTCGTTACAAATATGACGAGTGGAACAAGCCAAGACCAGTTTCAGCTTTATCGTGGACGTGGTCAAGCCGAGAATTTCATCAAGGAGATGAAGGAGGGATTTTTTGGCGATAAAACGGATAGTTCAACCTTAATCAAAAACGAAGTTCGTATGATGATGAGCTGTATCGCCTACAATCTCTATCTTTTTCTCAAACATCTAGCTGGAGGTGACTTCCAAACTTTAACAATCAAACGCTTCCGCCATCTTTTTCTTCACGTGGTAGGAAAATGTGTTCGAACAGGACGCAAGCAGCTCCTCAAATTGTCTAGTCTCTATGCCTATTCCGAATTGTTTTCAGCACTTTATTCTAGGATTAGAAAAGTCAACCTGAATCTTCCTGTTCCTTATGAACCACCTAGAAGAAAAGCGTCGTTAATGATGCATTAAAGAACAGTCGAGATGAAAAAATCATGTGACGCACCAAGGGAGGAGTCTGCCCTTTTGAGGAAATCTAGCGAGGAAAAACGATACTGGAACAGCAGAAAGTAAAACTGACCTCATGAGGAGGAAGAAAGTGGCTCATGAGGTCAGGGGTTTTGTAAGTTACATCTAGTTGAGAGAGGTATGAATGATTTGGG